AACGTACCTACTTACGCAGATGATGCAGCAGCAATCACTGGTGGATTAACTACTGGTATGTTGTACAAAACTACAACAGGTGGTATTACAGCACTTAATATCGTTCCTTAATAAGAACACAAAATAATATTCACTCTGCACTTCACTTCACTAAAAAATGGAGTGTGGTACTGAGCATTATCACAAATAACTAAAATAAATTTTATGCAAGACACAATTACAAGACCGATAATGGAAGCGATTGACATTGATACACTAGGAGACAATGTCATTATTTCTGGTTCAACAGAACAATATATTTATGTTCGACAGCTTTTCTTAGTAGCAGATGGTGGAGATAACACGGTTACTGTTGTAGCTGATGGAGGAACACCTCGTACATTATCTATCATTCCTTTGAAAGATGATACTGGGTTTACTATTGAAAATACAGCACCAGACTACCCATTCTTGTTCGACACAAAACCAGGTGAAGATTTAATTCTTAACTTATCTGCAGGTACAAGTGTTAAAGGTCACATTATCTACGGATACCGAAAATAATATATGTCTGGTTATCTTCAAAAACCAGGTGGAGGTGGTTCATTCAGTGGAGTAACTGTTGATGGAACTACTATCGTAGGCGATGGGTTAACAACGCCTCTTTCTGCTATATTTAACCAGCAAGGTAAATACATGATTTCAGGAGGTGCGGTATGGTCAGGTACAGGATTAACCTATGATGTAAGTATCATTTCATACTTCTTCAATGGATTAAAGTCAGGCTCACAGGCGACAGTAACACTTGACCCTTCTGACCCTACGAATAACCGACTTGACTCAATCGTAATTGATGAAGCAGGTACTATCTCGGTTATTACGGGTACTCCATCATCAAGTCCAGTTACACCACCAATCCCAGAAGACCAGTTGGAAGTTCAATTAGTACTCGTTGAAGCAGGTTCTACACAACCTACAGTACTATCAGAAAATATTTACTTAGATGACCCAACTACTAACTGGACATTCTCAACATATACAACCGGTGCAGCGACAGGTTCAATTAACTTCGCTGGTACTAACTCACCTAAACAAGGAGTAAACGATATTGAAGCAAGTACTGACGCACGACTAGGTGCAAGATTTGTACGAGATACATCTTTTGACCCGTATCAATATACAATGTTCTCTGTATGGGTACGATTCACAGGTACAGCGGTAGCAACTAACAAATCACTCAATGTTCGATTTGAAAACAGTGCAGGTACTCTCGTTGGTAGTAATGTAAACTTGTTCTCATTTGGACTCTCTCGTTCAATCTTAAACACTTGGCAACTCGTTGTAGTACCAATTACAGCATTTGGTGCATTACCAGCGACTGTAAAAGGACTTAAAATGATTATGGGTGGTGGAACAGTTGGACAAGTACGACAATGGGATGTTGACTACATGATTTTGACTAATGGTTCAGTACCATCAGCAAATGTTCCAACTATCGTATTTGCTAAAGACGGTACAAACATCGCAAGTCAATCAGGTATCAACCTTATTGAAGGTACAGGAGTAACAATTTCAGGAGTAAACAACCCAACCAATAATCGTGTTGATTATACTATCAATGCTAGTGGTGGTGGTTCTCCAGCAGGTTCAGATACACAGATTCAATTTAACAATGCAGGTGCATTTGGTGCAGATTCAGGTCTAACATTTAATCAAACAACAAACACATTTACTGCAACAAATGATTGGGAAATATTTAGAAGTGAAATAAAATTTTCAAGCAATGGAGGTTCAGACGATTTAAGTGCATCATCAGTAACGTCTTTTACTGGTACACCTCCTACAATATTTTATGTAATTGCATTTGGTAATATTCAAATTGTAAACTATACAAACCTAGTTGGTGGTAATTTCTCTCAAGGAGATATAATTACAGGCTCTATTTCTGGAGCTCAAGGAACAGTTGCATATGATGATGGTTCTGGACAATTATATGTATCTATTACTAATAGTATTCAATTTGCAACAGGAGATGTGATTGACAATGGTAATGGTGTTACAGCAGATTATGATACATCAACAACAAGTGATGATATATTCTTTTGGTTTAGTTCAAATGGTGGTACTGGTGGACCAACAGTAATTACAGGAAGTTCTCAAGCATTAAATGATGGTATTAGTATAACATTTGGTTCTACTACGGGTCATGGTGTTGGTGATTCATGGGATTGGTCATATAAAACATTGAAAAATACATTGCTAACCAACAGAATTTTTGGGGCAGGAGCATTAAGTGGTGCAATAAATGGTCAATATTTCAAATCGGGAAGCGGGTCATCTATAATTCAATCAATGAGTGGGTTTCTTCAAAATGGTGATGATGATAGAATATTTCCACTTTCGTACTATGAAGATTTAACATCTGGTAATAATTCGGATAAAGAAAGAGCATACTATGGATTAAGTCCATTTAAAAATGACCCAGCTGAACCTCTTAATTTTACTGTTTACACTAGAAAAGGTTTAGGACCTGGTCCTGGTACGTCAGATATTTCGGAATTTTCAGTATCGTCTTTAAATGGTATCAGAATGGAATCAGATAAAATTGTTTATATTGACAGTCCTCTGTTTCAAGTAGCAGAACAAATATTTTCTTGGACAGGAAATACAAACTCAACTGGTATAACCATTGATGATGTAAACGAACAAATAACGATAAATAACATAAAAGCATTTGATGATGACGCAGCAGCAGGAACAGGAGGTCTTACAGCAGGAATGGTGTATATGACAACAGGTTCAGGTTCTGCACCATTAAACGTAAGTGGTATCTTAATGATTAAACAATAAGTGGTAACACTGTAGGGCAAGTCAGCAATGGCTTTTCCTATCAGTCTTATGACTGTTAAATTAATTAATTAAATTATATATATGTCAGGATATTTACAAAAACCAGGGGGTGGTGGCGGAGGTGGTACTTGGGGGTCTATTACGGGTACACTATCAAACCAAACAGACTTACAAAACGCACTAAACGCAAAACAAAACACTATAACCACAGGAACTACTGCACAATACTTTAGAGGAGATTTATCACTAGCAACATTTCCAACAAATGTATCTACATTTACAAACGACAGTGGTTATATTACATCATCTGCGTTGTCTGGATATTTACAAAATAATGTTGGTATTGCAGGTGGTACTACTCTTATCGGTGGTACGGCAAGTGGAAATAATCTTACATTATCTTCTACATCCAATGCAACCAAAGGGAAGATTGTTTTTGGTACTTCTGCTTATGATGAGGTAAACAACCGCTTAGGAATAGGAACCAGTTCACCGTCAACACTATTAGATATCCGTGGAAATGCTATTTTTGGAACATCTGGTGTATCATCATTAGTAACCATTTATGGAGATGCTTCTAATACTGCACTTCGAATTGGGAATAACAACTCATCATATTACTATGACATTTACCGAGAAGGTTTATCAACAGGATTGTTAACATTCCAAGGAAATCAATCAGGGGCAACTGGATATCTATTTAAAAATGAAGCAGCATCAGGAAAATACTTTACATTCTCTAGTGCAGGACGATTTGGTATTAATGTATTAAATCCAACTGCAAGTCTTCAATTACCCGCAGGTACAGCGACAGCAGGAACAGCACCTTTGAAATTAACATCGGGAACAAATTTAACAACACCAGAGAATGGTACGTTTGAATTTGATGGAACAAATCTATACTTCACAGTCGGTGGAGTACGTAAAACAGTAACATTAATATAATTATATGAAATACGAACTAATTAAAACAGATATATCAGCAGAACGAACAGTGATGCAAGATATTATTGAAGACGACATTGTTGTAGGTCAAGAACCAACTGATGAATATGAAGTGACTATTACACTTGGTATTTTACCAACAGACAATGTTGCACCAGAGTTTTCAAAAGATATTATTGTACGCAGTAGTAATTCAATGACAGGATTTCAGGTAGATGACCAACGAGAACTTGCAATAGACAACTATTTACAAGAAATCAATTCTTTTGGACAAGACGACTAAATATAACTAGACATAACTAGACATAACTAAAAACCCCGTAATTGGGGTTTTAGTGTGCCTATTATATTATTTATTTAGGTTGGCAACTTCGATTCGCATAATAGAACTACTCGACACGTCGTTGCTATTAATGTAACACGCGATATGTTGGATACTTATTTGGTTTCTCACCACGCCAACGATTACTGAGTTTAGAAGTGTTATATACCTTATCAGCCGAGCCAGAGCCAGAGTGTCGTCCAGTCTCTGACGAAATTACTATACCACACTATTTAATATTTGTCAATAAAAGTAGTAATTGAAAAAACCCCTCATGCCTCTGAATAAATTCATTACATAGGGGTTAATTCTTTCGACTACAGACACAAGGTCTACATCCGAGCAATAAGCACTCACAGATACCAGAAATTTTGTCGGGGGTAGTGCAATACCCTCTGGTGCGTATCCAGCACGGATACCTGTTATACTAGCACAAGTTACTTACTCTAAATACAGTATAGCACAAATTTAGATAAAAGTCAAGCGTAGTTAATTGTAACAGAAAATCCCCCGAAGGAGATTGTCTGCAAGAGAAAAACGGCAAGTAATATCAGCGAACCAATATCACTTACAATTCAAGTATAGCACAATTATTCAGGTTTGTCAATTGGTTTACTTGAATCAACTACTTCTTCTGTTGACCCTTCTAGTTCTGATTCAGCAATTACTGTTTCAGGTTTTTGCATTCCCATAAGTTCGTTCATTCGGTCATTTACTACCTTAAGATTTGCATCAATGTTACCTCGTGTTGCAAGTAAGTCGAATGCTAATGCTTTTAGTTCTGTCATTGTAAATGTTGAGATGTCTTGTGAGTTATTCATAATTATTTTTTCTTAATGTTAGTAATCTTCTTTTTAATACTTTTTGCTTTCTTTTTTGTTAACTTATCTAAAAATCCAGACTTTTTAACCAAATTCTCACTTGTTAAATCAAGAGCTAATTGTAATGCGTAATTTGCACGATTACCAATAAATTCTTGTGTTACAGAATCAAGTTCTACTCGTCTTTCTAGTACATCTAACCCTAACCAATGTTTAATTAATTTTTTCATATGTGATAGAGGATTTTCCCTCGATAATAAGATAGCATATTTTGACTAAAAAGTCAATATTAATCTGTTAATCTTTCCTTAATTAACTCAATGTACTTCTCCATAGTTTCTCTATAGAATGTATCGAATGGCTTATTAAGCTTCTTTTCGTTCTGCTTATAATAGATATACATAACTGCTCGTAATCGTTCTGATGGACTCTTTGTGTCATCATGACTAATCATTACGTCTGGTACTGTAATATCATTATAGGTCATTGCTGTCTCTGCAAATGCTACCCATATTTGTAATCCTTGGAAGTCAAACAATTGAGCAGTTTCTTCTGGAGACATCTCTTGTGTATTTAATACTACAGATAGCGTTCTATCTTTACGAGAACTGATTTTGTCTATCTGTGCTGAACATTGTACTGTTTTCATATATTATTGTAAAAAATATTTAATCATTTGTGTTAATGTAAAATAATCATTGTCTTTTATCTTTTGCTTTATCGAACTTTCAAGTTCTTTTTTTACCGATTCATTTATTTCGTCAGTAATTTTTTTTACTATGTAAAACTTGTCATTTCTTACACACGATGCTACGACTTGTGATTCATTTGTTGTTGTATCTGTAAATACCCGAGATATGTATATTTCACTCATATAAACATATATTTTACATAACTGTCTTCATACCTCGACTGTGGTATCTTGACATAACTAATATTATCATATCTACATTGTGCTTTGTGAACTTTGTCAAACCATACTTTCTGCTGAATAAGATTTCTACTACTCACAAATGTAAATACTTTATAATCGTATTTAATTGTATAAATAAAGTGCTGTTTTCGTAATAGTTTCATAGTTAATTCATCATATCCTGTTCAAATTTACCGTTCCATGGATAGAAGTTAAACCCAATAATACCAGTACGACCATGACGGTTCTTTCTCACAATACAGTTAACAGAGAACGGTTTACCCTCCTGTAATTTATAGGCTCTGTCTTCCCGTGTATCTGTGTTAACTAACTCTAGTGCTAAGTCTGCTGATGCAGGTAGTGTACCACCACCCTTGAACCCCATAGTCTCACGATTCTGGTCTTTAGCGTGTTCGTTACTAATCTGTGATAGAATAATAATTGTTACACCGTTCTCTCTTGCAAAGTTTTGTAGTCGCTGTGCTGTTTCACTAATCTGTTCATATTCATTACTAGAACGCGTACGAACTAATTGAGCATAATCAATTGCAAATACTTTAGTCTTATTAATTACGATATCACGAGTCATTGACATAATGATATCATCCAATAAATTAGTCTGTGAATAGATTCTTAATCCACTGTCAACTAATCGTTTCTTTGCCACTTCATATTCGTCTAGTTCCCACTGTTCGCTAAACTCGTGACGTAAAATCTTACTTGCACCAATACCTGTTCGAATACTTAGTAGACGAGCAATAATATCAACTCGAGACATCTCCAAAGAGAATAGTGTTGTCTTAGTGCCAGACATAATGTTGTCTATAATGTTCAACATGAACTGCGTTTTACCCGCCGATGTGTAACCTCCTATAAGGTGCATGTGTCCTGGTCGTAATCCATCAATAATATCATCAATTTTACTAAACCCTGTTGGTACTCCAATATAACTTGTATCACCAGAAAGTAGCTTAGCCTTAAATTGTTCCTGTGTTTCATTAAACTCCTTGATTGCATCTGTAATGTCAGATTCTTCCTTTTTCCCTCCATCAATTCCAATAAGTTTAGTTGCGTGTTTTGTAATGATTTTATCAGTATCAGACGATTCATTTGCATCAGCTGTATCTTCAATAAGTGAGTACCCAATTGACATAAGATTACGCAATGTGTAATTCTTCATTACGATATCAGCATAATACATTGCTCGAGATGATAGTGGTACACTTGTGAGTAAATCATTAATATACCCAATATTTATGTCAGCTTTTGTGTTACGAAGCTCTGTAGTTACTGTAACCAGGTCAATAGGTTCATTCTTTACAGATAATGACTTCATTGAGGCATAAATCTTACCGTTTTTAGCGTCATAAAAGGCATCTGTAGGCACTTTAGCCATCACTGCGTAGATATCCTTCGGTTTCATCATTAGAGCCCCTAGAAGGGCTTTTTCTGCGTCTAGATTGTGTGGTATATTAATAAGTTCCATAGTTATTGTGTTAGTCTTTTAATTTAAGACGCTCTTGTTCGTGAATGATTCCAAACGCATTAAAAAGGATTGCACTTAGGTGGTCTTCCTCTTTCTCTATATTACCACCTTCATATTTATTTGCAAGGTATTTCTGAATATGTCTTAGTAAAGACGATTCATATGACTCTATGTCAATACCTTTCTTAAAGTTACCTTGTCCATACTTTGCTTTCTTACCGGTCATATATTGAGCATATCGTTTCATTGCTGTCCATGATATTGTTTCAATATAACATTCCTTTCCTTCTTGTGAATCCCTAATTGCACCTGTTTTAAATGTATGTACCTTAGAATTTTTTTGCTTTAACATATATAATATTAATTTCTTTATCTCTGCATAACTGTTCAAACTCATCGACCTCCATAAATGGTGTTAGTTGCATAAATGTTTCTGTGTATTGGTCAGCCTTTCCTTTGTGTGACATATCAATTACAAATGCAATACCGTACTCCACTGGACCAAACTCTTTGCTTACTGACACTATACCAACATAGTTTTTATACCAATCACTATTATCATCTCTTTTTCCTGCTTTCTCAATTGAAATAACAAAGTCTGTCATTTCACCTTTTTCGATTATGTTAAAGTCTGTTCGCATATGTTTTATTATTCCTGATTATATTTCTTTAATAATTTAGTTAGTTTAATACCTAGATTGGTACGCTGTGTATCGTCTTTTGTCGCCGCCATGATTCTAATATACTTTTCTACTTTCTTACGTTTATCTTGTGATGATTGTATTTGTTTCAACTCCTCAGCACGCTTTTCTAATACTTCTTTTAATGTTAGTCGTTTTGTTGTATTATCCATATTAGATAAGTGATTTAACTGATAATAGTGTCATTAGTACCCCCAGAAATACTCCTGTAAATACTAGAAATATACTAAACATTACTAAATCTATTGTTTCTTTTTTGTTTTTAAGTTTCATATTATTTATTTTGAGTCTAATAATCGTTTATAACCTTCTTCAAGTGTTTCTGATACTAAGAATCCAAGTTCTTTTCTCTTGTCATTTACTTGTCGTTTTAGGTCATTTAATTCTCCTTCAGTTTTTAATCCTGGTGTAACAGTAATACATAGTGAAACTCTATTATTCCAGTCGTGTTTACAATCACAAGTCCACACCATATTATCCCCATCTAAATGATAAAATTCACCAGATTTAGTGTCTGCAACGTGTCTCCATTTTTGTGTTTCCATAATTACTTTATTAACTGTTAATTAATTGTCTTTTTTTAGGTCTAATTCCATTTCTTTTAAATCTAATCCGCAGTTTTTACAATACGGTAGACCATTTTGATTTATACAATATTGTATATGGTTATCATTTAAGTATTTCATTATTGAGCTTCGTTCCTCTTCCCTTGCTTTCTGTTCTGCTAGTTTGAGCAATAATTTTATTTCAGCCCAATTTACATTATCTGATACTGCACCAGAGGTAATGTGTCCCTTTTCTTCCAGTTTTCTATAAGTCTCTATAATCTCATTCAATCTTTCGTGGACAGTCATTCGCTCCTCTACAGTTGATTGTTGTGTCATATGATTATGTACATTAAGCTCTGGATTTCTTTTATAGAACTTGTCTACACTATCCAATTGTGTGTCAATATCATTAGTTTGTCTCATAATGTTATCTATTAACTGTTAATGTTTGATGTGCCTGTTTTTTTCTTAAAATATTTAACCTGTGTAATAACTTTGCATTTTTTACAAACTCTCCATGGATTACCATTACGCATTCTTATTTTTGTATTTTGCTCAGAAAACTCGTGTCCATTTTTACAATGTGTTTTTAATACTTCTTTTCTAAATGGAACATTTCTTCTTTTATTTTCTGCTTGTGTAACTGGTTCTAAATGATTTGGATTTACACAATTTCTAATCCTACATAAATGGTCTATTTGTAATCCTTCTGGTATTTTACCAACAAGTAATTCATAAATAATTCTATGAGCCCTTTTTCTTTTAGAATTGATTGTTATTACTCCATAACCCTTTCCGTCTATTTCACCAGTCCATAACCAACAACCTTCTGTTTTATTTATTTTTTTATCATATTTATCCATATGCTTATTTTATCACACACCAATATTTAAAGCAAGACTCACACCAATGTTTACATACAGTACCAGATACAGCTCAGCTCCCGATGAAGTGATATATTTAATATCTTAGAGCCGAACTGTGTTCTGATACTCTATGTAGTTGTTTTTGTGTTAGAAATCTCTTGTTTTAATTGGTATTACTTTTGATTCGCCACATCTTTGACATACCATTAATGTTTCCATAAGATTCATAGATATAATTTCTATATTATTTCTGTGACCAAATATCCAGCAGATAATTCTTTTCATATAATCTTATTAGTTACTTGATAATAGTTCTTGGTTCTCATAAATGTTTCCGATAACGGCTCTATTGCTTTCTGTTGGACAATATCTTGAACCATCTGGATATTTACAACAGAACCAACCGTCTTCAAAAATAATTTCTCTTTTATCTCCAACTGCATCAGTTACAATATCCCCCTCATAAATCTCTTTTCCGTTTTTGTCTTTTAGACCTGTGTATTGCATTAACTTATCGAAATCAATTTTAGCATATCCATTCGGCAAGTCTTGCCCCATTCCGTATACTTCATTTAATCCAAAGTAGACCCATTCTTTTTTTTCTTTATCCCACGCTCTAAATTTTATTTCACGCATAATTGTTAATTAGTTACTTAATAATAGATTCTAGGCTAATAACGTCAAAATTATTAGTATCTACAGCACAATCGAAGTGGAATCCTGCTTCATATCCATCAATAGCTCTGTGAGAATAAGAACCTGCACCATGTAAATGACCGTGAATATTCTTATCTACTTTGAGATATGGTGGTGTTTCAACATTTTCAGCGATTATTGGCATATGACTGAATACGATTTCTTTTCCTCGAAATCTCATTCGCATTGTCTCGCAAACAAAATCCCAACCATGGTCATAGTACCAAGAATATGATTTATTATCGTGATTACCTCGTACAAGTATTTTCTTTTTAAAACCAGATGAAGCTTCCATGAATTTCATATGCCACCATTCATCTTTACCGATACATATATCACCTAGATGTATCAATACATCACCTGATTTTTTCTTGAGATTGGTTAATATCTTGTCTTCATATCCAATTTGTCTATGACTATTTTTTATAAGCATTTCATGACCAAAATGAGTATCTGTAATCAAGTAATATTTCATAATTGTTAATTAGTTATTCTTCAATGATAAATCCTAATGCACCCAAAAAGTATGGTAGCTGGCTTCGTTTTAGTGGTTTTGTTCCACCACGACCATAGAACTTTGCACAGTTTAATTCAGCACCACTAAGGTTAGCACCACTAAGGTTAGCACCACGGAGGTTAGCACCACGGAGGTTAGCATCACTAAGGTCAGCACCACTTAGGTTAGCATCACGGAGGTTAGCATCACTAAGGTCAGCACCACGGAGGTTAGCATCACTAAGGTCAGCACCACGGAGGTTAGCACCACTAAGGTTAGCATCACTTGCAACCGCCTCTAATACAGCTTCTCGAAATGTAGTTTTACTCGATTGAAATTTAATTGAACCAAATACTGACTTAATGGCAATACCTGTTACTTTTTCTTCTTTTTTAGTTTCTGCTTCTGCAATATATTTCTTGACTTCATCAAGATTATTTAAAACTTGTTCTTTTGTAATCATATTAGTTATTTATATTAGTGTCTTGTAATAGGGATAGGATTGATTTACAGTTTTCGTACCAGAATTTTCCAATCTCTCTTAATTTTTGATTTGATACACGAAGTTCCTCTGCAATACTTTCTACATTGTCCCAATATGTTCCTGGGAAATCTTTTACAATATCATCAACTGTTTCATATTTATGTTTATTTTTTTCTAAATAATTCAAGTCATTCAGTATTTCTTTATGTTGCCCAATTAGATTATCTATTTTCGGACAAGTATTTTCTGGTATTTCTCCAACATCCTCTTTCCAGTCATCAATACTTTTATCTATTTTCTCTACAATATGGTTGTGATAGTCTGTGAGAGATTGTTTGATTTTTTCTTTCCACCAATCTTCTGATTTTATATAGTCATATTTCCCACATAATGCATCTAAAGCAATATTTCTACACCACGATTCATATTCTTCAGAGATTTCTTTCAATTTGTTTCCTATAAAGTTATCTTTCATAAATTATGATAAGATTATATAAAATGAACTATCTTTTAATTCTTTTTGGTCTAGTATTTTTTCTACTTTCCACTTTGCGTCAATTTTATGGTGTTCAATAGATAACATTTCACCCTTGTTTAGTTTTACCTTTTTACCATTCATTATGATAGTCATATTATTTAATAATAAAGTTATATTCTGGGAATGCAACCTCCAAGCGTGATTGTAAGTCCTCAACCGATAATACACTAACCGGTGGCATTGTGAACTCGATAGTTCCGTCTGGTAATCCATTTACACTTACAACAACGTCGGTGTTAAGTGCTTTTTCATCTAAATCATAAAGGTCATCTTTCTCTTCGAAGTTATACATAAATTTAATTTATTAAGGTTATAATTAATACCTCGATTTGGTATTACTATAATGATAGCATATCATAAAAATATTGCAAGTAGTAATTTACTATACAACACATATTTATAATACTGTCAAATCTATATCATCATTGCATTATTTGCTTTCTGTCGTAAACCGTAGTCTCGTGATAATGCTCCCATTAATAATGAACGAAAGTTTTTATATTTCTTCTTTCCATTAGATTGTAACCAGTGGTATAGTTGGTCTCCCTTAGCCAATACCTGTACTCTGTCGCAGTTGTATTTCTGTGATAGTTCAGTTAGTTCTGTATCTGGAATTTTAATAAGGTATTCTTCATGTGAATATATATTCTTAGTATAATTATTATCTAGTATAATAGTTGTTTCATTTTCGTGAACGGTTACCGTTCGTTTTGGTGAACGGTTCTGTTCATTTTCGTGAACGCTAGGTGTAAAAAAAAGTTCATCAACTTTGTCAGTAAGTGCTATATATACCTTAGAACCCACATCAAGCTTGACTGAAATATACCCTGAATCTTCTATTTTTTTAAAACGTGGAGTTAGTGCACCTTTAGACTTTATACGGAGTAGTGGCATATCTTTTAGTAGTTGTCCATAATCTATCCATGTCATTCCATTCTTTCTCTTATCTTGAATCTTTTGGTTTGACGAATTACAAAATGTAATAAGCCAGTCTAATATTGCACAATCTATTAAGTCAAGTTGAGTATCAGATAATACTAACTGATTTATATTTATGTTGTATTTCATAATCTCTTGTAGAACCCATTAGCGAGCTCATACAGGAAACATATCATACTCTAATATAAAAGTCAACAGAAAAAACGACTCAAGTGCTATATACTGTGGAAACTCAAACGAAAAAAACCACAATATACAGCAATCGAGCCGCTTTATACATACTATTATAACATATATTATTATGTATGTCAATATGTATTTAGGTCGTTTGACAGTTATCCACATAGGGGTCTTGTTTTATATTTCAATTATGGTATGGTAGTATTATGGAACATAAAGAAACAAAAGAGCGAAACGAGATTCGAGCTAGTATTAATAGATATGACTTATTAGGTGACCCGAAAGACCTTGTGTTGGCTCAAGAGCTTATACACATAGAACTGTTAAGTATTATTACTTTACATAATCCTAGATTGTGTTATAATGGATGTAAACCCTGTGTTCATCATAAAACTAAATAGTATGAAATACATAATCACATCTGCACAAATGGGTGCAAAGGCAAACAAAAACCTTCTCAAAAATATCAAAGCTTTTCAGAAAGTACATGATATTAATGATGATGGATTACTTCTTTTTGTAATGAACGGAAAATATAAAGACGACGATATAATTGACCCTGCTATATTTAACGCTGGTTTTGCCATTGTTGAAAACAAGTCACTCAATAAGAATCTACGTCTTCGTGATATGAAAGTTCAAGCACAAAAGATTAAACCGTTTAATGGATTAAATTCCAAGTTACCCAGGGAGTGTTCGCACATACTCCCTGCTACCAAGATTCGTTATGAGACACTCTCTAACCTGTCTAAACACCCTAGAGCATTAATCTCAACGGGTGCGTTAACTGAAGGCTCTTATAAACTTAACACACAGTTAGGTCAGAAAGCGCAAGAGCAACATCAGTTTGGTTTTGTCTATGTAAAGATAGTCGATAACCGTGTATTCCATGCGATGCAAGTAGACTGTCAAAAGAATGGTAATTTTCATTACCTTAATGAATTTTACAGTGATGGTAAGAAAACCGACACAACACCGAAAGCAATTGTTCTTGGTGACCTGCATATTGGTATTCTTGATAAGAAAGCCTATGCAATGTCATTACAACAACTGCGAGATATGAAACCAGAGTATTGCGCTCTGCATGACATATTTGACGGTGCCAGTGTCAACCATCACGAGAAAGATTCATTTATTTCTTCACTTAAAAACTACCAATTAAAAAAGGATTCTCTCCTTAAAGAGTTAAAAACTGTACACAAACATTTATGGGATATGGCTAAAGAGTTCCCAAACATTAAGTTCGTTATACCAGAAAGTAATCATGATGTATTCCTTCGCAGGTATATTGATTCATGTGACTTTATGCATAACCCACAAAACTTCTTGTTTGTTGTGACAATAATTCCAGAAGTTCTAAAAGAAAAACGACCAGTACTTGAGATTGCGCTATCTCAGATTGGACCACTTCCGAAGAATATGCAGTTCTTATTAGAGAACCAGGAGTTCAGAGTTGCAGGTGTGAACATTGGTTCACATGGACACTTAGGTGTATCAGGCAGTAGGGGTTCTGTTTCTCAATTCGACAAACAAAACTTCAATCAAATGTCTGGTCACACCCATAAACCAGAACGACAAGCTAATGCAATTAGTGTTGGTACTAACTCTATCCTCAACCAGAGGTATATGAAAGGTCCAGGAGCTCATGCACACGCTAACGGTATTGTCTATCGAGACGGTCACCAAATGCTGTATGTAATGATTGTTTAAAATACAGTTATAACACAAACTTCCACCATTGTCTATTGACTTTGGTGGTTTTTTATGATACCATTATAGAAAACAGTTCATTATGAAAAACAAATCTTTATTGCTTGTGTGTATGCTTATATTAGTATATATACTCCAATTGTTTTGGGTTAAACTCGTAGTTGTATTCCTAACAGTATTAGACGGATTATCTTGCGATGTACAAAACCTGTTCCTCTCAGTTATGTTTGTACCAGTTGTTGAAGAAACACTATACAGACACTTACCACTCTCTATTACTAAAAACTACTTTCCAAAAAGTAGGTATGCAGTAGTATTTGGTTCATCTATTATATTTGGACTACAGCACGGTAATGGGTTTATACCAAACATACTCATTCAGGGTTGTATAGGTGTGTCATTTGCTTTAGTGTACTGGAAGTACGGATTAAAGTATTCAATTCTGTCCCACGCATTGTGGAATTTAGGTTGCTATCTAAACTTAGTACAATGACACCTCCAGTAATCATTCTTATATTTATGGCTATATGCTGTATCTATATGATTTGTAAACCTTACATTGACGATAAAACATTTAGAAAATGACAAAGCCAAAAAAGAAAAAACCAAAACTCTATACATTAGAGCAGGTCGTACTCGCAGTGAATCACTGGTCTATGGCTACTGTACCAACAGAAAATGTAAAACAATTTATCAATAAGGAAGTTAAAGACGAAAAACAACTTTCCTTTTTTGAACATTAATACCAGACAGTTATCTGGTTACTCGCCAACTGGCGGAAATCCCCGACAAGGAAGCCCACTGTAATAGGTGGGTTTTATGTTAACGAAAAACCACCTATATGGTGGAGATTCTAGTGCACGTTAGCTATTGGTTTCTTTGTACGATAACCCATTAAACGCGTAGTTTGCTATAAAGCAAAGATATGTAAGCTTATGGTATCCGTCAATACCTATTTATATAATATCATATATTGACAGATTTGTCAAGTACCTAAAACAGCAAGTTGACAAAATAATCTAAATATGCTATATTCTATATACAGTATTGCATTATGTTTAGTTTTGTGTATACTGTAATTATACCGCTTTATTCGCGTTCGGCGGTAATAACAGGAGTGGCGGAAAAGATACGCAATGACTGCCCGTTGAACTCGGGAGCAAAAGTAATTAGCCAAACTTTATGCAATGTGACTATACGAGTAAAACAAATAAAGGCATTTTGTGACATAGTATTTATTAACTATGACCACGCCTCTCGTCAAATCATTGCCTCCTGTACACTGGCTTTTCGTCTAAAGGTAGGACACGACCCTTTGAAGGTTGTTATGGTGGTTCGAATCCATCAGAGCCAGCATTGCAGGTAATTGTAAATAATTCCTGCACCAATGGATAAGTATGTCGTTGCATACCCATTGAGAATGTCCTTCGGGATTCAACGCACAAGTATTACATAACACAGGTTACAATGTGGTGATTCTTGTGGTCATAGCCCTAATAGCTCAACGGATAGAGCAAGTCGGTTCTAACGACTAGGTTGGTGGTTCGATTCCATCTTAAGGCACATTGAACATTTACTTGGGTCTGCCGAGTCTAGCTATACGCTGTATAGGAGTGTTCAATAATTGCGGGATAATCTAATAGTAGGAGTTTTGGCTCATAATCAAAAAGTGTCAGTGCAATTCTGACTCCCGCAACATGAAAAAATTATTTGAAACAAAACCCAAAAGAGTCCCTGTATTTGGATATGAAGGATATTATGATGTCACTGAAAATGGTGATATTTTCTCAGTTCGTACTTATTACAACAAACAAAAGAAAACCTCTAGAAAGGTTGATATTAAACTAAAGCCCCAACCTGATAAAGATGGATACTTATCGCAAATGTTCTGTGTTAATTATAAACAAAAATTGAGTAAGGTTCATAGGGTGGTCTGGGAGTCATTTTTTGGAAAAATAGAAAACGGTATGCAAATAAACCATAAGGATGGAAACAAGGCAAACAATAATTTGGATAATTTAGAAGTTGTTACGCCAAAAGAAAATACACAGCATTCTTGGGATACTGGTTTACGTAAAAAGCAATACGGAAAAGAAACAACAAATTGTAAACTAGATTTTGAACAGGTTAAAGAAATAAGAAAAATGTATTCGGAAGGAAAATCACAAAATGAGTTAGGTAGAATGTTTGGTGTACACTCTACCAATATTCACTATATTGTAAATAATAAAACAAGAGTATATGCTTAAACGAACTGGATTTCAAAATAAACCAAGAAAACCACTCAAGAGGTCTGGTTTTTCAAAGGGTACTGCATCGCTTAAAAAATCTACACTTAAAAAAGTATCTAAGCAACCAATATCAAAGATACAAAAAAAACTATGGGAATTGTGTAGACAGATAATCAAGAAAAAATACGGTAATACTTGCTATACTTGCGGAAAGAAAAATCTTGAAGGTAGTAACTATCACATAGGTCATTTTATACCTAAGGCTGCATGTGGTGCATATTTAAAATATGACCTAAGAAATTTACGCCCACAATGTTACCATGATAATATTAATCTTGGTGGTGCTGGAGCTGAATACTATAGACGTATGGTAGAGCGTGAGGGTCAGGGATATGTAGATAAACTATTCGAAGATAAGAATATTACTGTCAAAGCATATGACCACTACCTTGAATTAATTGACAAGTATACGAATATGTTATCTAACTAAGAAATGCACAGCTAACCACTTGCATTTTTTTGTGATTTGTGTATACTGCTAGTATTACCAATTAATTAAATAAACCTATAAAAATATGGAAACTAAAGAGTTAAATGAAGTAGAGATTGAGAACTTGCGTGAAGAGTTTGCGAATACTATGTACAATGTACCAATTCAATATGACGAGGAATATAATGTATATTATCAAGTGGTCGAATTTGAAGAAGGTGAACAAAAAGTAGATATCGAAGAGCGATTCTATCCAGTAGTATCATACTTCATGTAATCTATTTCCTGTCAACCTTATGCGTACGCTAATGTGTCACCGCGAGAGCAAATAGTAATATTGCATACGGAACGACTTAATGCTAAATCCGAAAGACAGCGGGGAATCAATAAAATATGGATAGAACAAAAGTTATAGAACATAACGGAGATGTCTATCGTTTTGACGAAGAGAAGCACGCCCACACACTTAATGGAAAACCATTAACGGGTGTGACTTCGTTGATTGATAAGACATTATCTAAACCTGCACTTATACCGTGGGCAGTTAAAATGTGTACAGAATACATTCAAAAGAATTGTGAACTGGATACGTTTTATTACCGTGTTACCGAAGACGACCTAATCAATGCCAAAAAGGCTCATACAATGTTCAAAGAACGAGCAGGTGATTGGGGTACTCGTGTACATAATGCGTGCGAAATATGGGCAAAAACAGGGCAATTACCACTATCTACAGAAGATACTGACATACTTCCCTCTGTATCTAATTTCGTTAAGTTTATCGAAGATAACGGATTTAAGATACTCGACGTAGAAAGGAATGTGTGGAGTAAAAAATGGTGGATTGGTGGTATCTTTGACCTAGTTTTAGAGAAAGACGGAAAAGTATATATTGCTGATATTAAAACATCTAGTAGTATATATGATTCACACTTTATTCAAATGGGTGCCTATTATCAATGTATACTAGAAAATGGTTGGCAAAAAGACTATAGTGTTGAGGAATTCTCTGGAGCTATTGTTATCAATCTTAAAAAAGATGGTAAAATAGCAACATGTTATTCATCAGCTTTACCAACAATGGTCGAAACATACAGTGCTATACTAACTATATATCGCAATCGAGACTTGCTAGATACGGTTACAAAAGCAATTAATTACGGCACCTATATAAAATTATAATATATGAAATACAAGGTCGGAGACAAAGTAATGGTAAATGATAAAGAAGTTAACAATAAGTCGTGTAAGATTATAGAAGTTGATAGAACTCGATATTTAGTACAGGTAACTGAAAATGGTTACTGTCGCTGGTTTATTGAAAGTGAATTATCACCACAACTACCATTCCCAATTGGTACAAAAGTTAAATGCTCATATCAAGATGGTAGCTCATTTACTGGTATATTTAGAGGGCAATCAGAAACATTCCAATGTCATTGGGCAATAGAAAGAGATGATAATACTACTGGTGGAGGTCAAAACAGTTGGTGGAACTGGGATAAGTCTTATGGAATTAAAGAGGTTAAAGATACAACAGTAGATTTAATTGCAGATTACACTGAACCACTAATATTTAGTAGAGAAGCACTTGAACTAGCAGAACAGTTAGGAGAATATAAACCACTTAATCATTTAATAGATAACAAATTTATGTCAATCAAAAATAAAATCAAAATGTTAATGACTGGTGAACCAGAAAAAACATTAATCAAACATGGTATCCTTACCGTTGATAAAGAACTTACAGTTGAAGGAAAACAATTATTCAGCGAATTTATCGAAACAAAGTTCAAGGAAGAATTCCTAAAAGGATTGTACGAAGTTCTTAAAGACGAGAAATTAGAAGACTAATCAATTAATATATGCAATATACAGATAAAGTAGGTGTAATCACAAAGGTTGGACCTAAGAAAACAGAATTCGCTAATGGTAGTAAGGTTACTATCGGTGGTCGTGATGGAAAGCCATCATACCCAGGAGTATCAGTAGGTGTACAGTTTGACTTTGATAAAGATGTATGGTACTCAGGTATCGTATTTGAAAAGCAAGCAGACGCACTTAAAGAAGGTGCGACAGTTAATGTTAAAACTTGGGAGAAAGAATCAGGTGGTAAGGTATACAAAAACTTTGCAATCAATTCTCCAAAGAAAGCTGACACAGCTGAACTAGAAAAGAAAGTTAACTCACTTATCACCACAGTAGAACGACATTCACAACAGATTCTAGCAATCGTTAATGAGATGAAGGGTGACAAGAATGATGCTCCACTACACGAGTATAACAGTATTGAACAGTTTGCTCAAGCAGGTGGATTAGAAACAACAGATATGGTACCTGATTTGGGTGACATATCACCAGACGATATCAATTACTAACAATAACATATCCACAAATTAGCCTTATTTTATAGGGCTTTTTTGTTTTTCCATTTACCTAATGTCGAATTTGGATTTCCGATTTACTTAATGTCGTTTCCGATTTCAGTTTTCCGATTGCCTTAATGTCGATTTGGATTTTAAAAGTTTTAATTTTTTTAGTTTGTTTGACAAATTATAGAATATATTTCATAATATGAAAATTATTATAACACATAATAATAAAATGTAAAATGATATATACTATATATTGTACACAGTTTGATACATCAATTGAGATACACTATAGCATTGACAATAAAATAAAGTATTGTATACTATACACTACTTGACAAAAAGATATATATGTATTTTATTGTAAAATAGGCTTGCATTATATTTTTGCTATGCTATGATAGGAGTATCGAGAACGCGAAACATATCTCGAACGCCTAGCATACTAGGTAAGATAACATAATCAATACTGGTATCAAGGCAAGTACCTTGAATAACTGGTTGCTGATATGATTATCTATATTATACATTAATTTTAATTAATAAAAAATATATGAATATAGAACAATACAACGGCTGGAGCAATTACGCAACATGGCGAGTTAATCTAGAAATGGTAGATGGTAGTGAATATGTAGAGTTAGGCGAAACGTTTAAAGATATATACGAATTATCAATACGTATTAAAGAGAATATATCTGATTACATTGAAACCGAGAGCGATAATGGTAAAGAGGGCATAAACTTTGCACAATCATACGCTATGGCTTTCTTATCTGATGTAAACTGGTACGAAATTGCAGATAGTGTCGCAAAAAATTACCCAGAATTAATTAAAAAAGATTAATATGCAAAAAACACAACTAGGCGATATCGCCGTATCTGTAGCATTTTTGAGCATTGTCATGTTTATTATATGCTTTACCGACTTTATTATTTAATTATTTTATTTTATGAACAAATACAAGGTAGAGTTTATTGAAACAGAGAAATATATAGTAGACGTTTATGCAGAAAATGAAACAGAAGCCCGCACACTTGCTGACTTGGCTTTTCAGAATGAAGACTTCCAGTGTACTGGTGATATAGAGATTGAAATTAACAACGTGTACGACGTAACAAACACCGACGACCCGTTTTCACCAGTTAACGATTGTGTAGTATCAAACATACCGAAAATTAATACTAGAAACATTACTGAGTATTTAAAGACAATCGGACGTTTTCCCGACACTTTTACAGTAGATGATATTAATTTTACAATGTCTCATTATGACCTCGAGGGGTATATTATACGATACAGTACCGATAAAACATTTATTGATATTGAATGTAAAACGATTATATCACGATATGACGATGGAAGGTTTAACCCTAAAAGTCTTGATTGGTTAGTAGTAGACATTGTGTAATATATGAAACACGCAACATTTTTACAATTAACACTCTCTGTAGGATTGCTTGGTATTGGACTGATTACTTTACTATTTACAGATAACATTATTAATCTATTTATTAAATAATATATGAACAAAAAAGAACAACGCTATATTTTAGTGTCAAACTGGATTAATGACCAGACAGAACAGAACTGGAAAAAATTAGAGAGCTTCATTATTAGTAACCTTGACTTTGAAACACGATTAGAGATGTCAAAAGACCAAGAACTATTTTAATTATATGAAAAAAAACCTTTTAACAATTGAGCAGGTACAGAAAAAGTACAATGGAAAGTATGTACTAATTAATCGCATACTCGATTGGGAGTCGGGTGACGTACGTATCGAGGTATTAAAAACATCTAACATTATTAAAGAGAATATGTGCCTCGGGCAAGATGTAGGTACCAATATGGCGTATCGCCGATAATATATGAATAACCCTTTTGATAACGACTTCACACGCTGGCAAGCTAAGAGAGACAAAAAGAAACACTATAGTAAATATTGGTCACTGGTCAAGGCTTTATTTTTCTATGGTCTATTATTAGGATTATCTTTACTTTTCATATGAGTAAAATATATAAGATTGTGCAAAATATTTACACGCCCCTTGAATATGAATATGCTCACGATTACACGACTATATAAGATTGTATAGATACTATAGAAAAGTACGAAAAAGAGGACAAGGAGGAGCAAAAACAAGGCTTGTATTATAATATCATAGACGCTGAAACTGGCGATATAGTAAATATTGACAATATCTATAAGAGATATGCTGTATCGTGTATGGTTGATATTGGACTGCCAGTAGATGAAGCAATTATAACGCTTGAATAATCAGGCGTTTTATTGTGTAATATAAGGACTTGACAAGTTACACAAAGTGTGATATAATTGGGGTATCTATGCGGTATCTTGGGGCAACTAAAAAGCAAAGGGCGTATGCAATGGGGGTATTAGATAATCACAAGAGCAGGCGACAGGTAGCATTACAAGCTGGATATAGTAACACTATGGCAAATAACCCTAAACAAATCGAAAACACTAGCGGCTTCAAGTTAGTAATGGCACAGCAAGCGTACCAAGCGGGCAACCTTGTGAGTGGTATGATGAACGAGTTAGAAGCTCGCGGATTTAAGGACTATGATACAAACCAACTACTCAAGGGACTTGATACTATCAGTAAAGTATTTGAACGTTTCAAACCTAAAGAAGCAAGTCAGAGCGATGGTGATGTATCACGCATATTCGCTGGAGTAGTAGGGACAGACAGTCAAACATTAGAAAATGAAATAACAGAGCAGTCAAGTGATGATTTGACAAGTATAGTAAACGATAGTATAGTACACGATGAAGCAAGTCAAGTAGTAGACCACGAAAAAGGTGAGCAGTCAAGCGAACCATTGACAGAAGAGTCAAGCGATGGTATAGAGCATAGCATAGCAGACCACATATCCAGTGACGTGTCCAGTGAATTGACAAGTTAGATTTAGTATGGTGTAGTGTGGTGACGGGGGGGTGAACCCCTTTCCGACCCCCACCCCCTCGAAATAGGAAAAAGGGTACCCATAGCCTTTAAAGAGAACGATTACTTACATAAATAACTAAAACAATATGACAAATGAAGTAAAAAACTACTTTATAGTAGAATCACCAACATTTATAAACGATAATGGTGAGACAGTATATCAACTAGATGCACTAACAAATATAAATGATTTAAATGAAGATGGACAACCTAATAATTCCATACACATACATCAAAAATCAATTATTTCATACGAAGATTGTTACAAAAAACTACTTATTGCTATATTAGATAATGTAGACCAGAATGAATTTACTAATTTACTTAATACCTAACTGGTAAATTAAAGAAAACACTTGATTTTTTTAATGAAATATGCTATGATATGTGTATTATGATAATATTAAATGAAGAGTTAATAGATAAAGTTTATAGAGCGTTCTGTAGATTGCAAAAGATAGATGACAGTAAGATACTTACAGATAATGATAAAGAGGTTATATCTAAAGCATTAGATGAACAAATTAGTGCTTATGATATGTTAGATTTAGTAAAAAGTTTATAATAATCTATAGTATATATTATGATAATTTCAAAGATGGTAAAATACGATATGGAGAGTATTATTGAGAACCAGACAGGTCAAAGAGTTGATTTAACAAATGAACAAGTAGAGGATATGTGTAAAGTAATAGGAACACTAAATAGAAATGAGATTATTGAATACTGTAAACAGTTAGTTAAGTAGGTCTATAGAATGCTTTGTAACACAAAAAAATGCCCTTTTGAGGCGTTTTTCTATACAAGTTGATAGTTTACTTGTTATTGATTGTTATTAATTACAATATAGCAACAACCAGGGCAGAAGTTCGGCGGTCGCTATGTTATAATCAATGTATTTGTTTGTATTTACTATAGATAACTCTTATTCTTTATTACTTCATGCTTAGGTAGAGTAAGTGAAGCAAAAGAGAAGCCCTCATGTATAAATGATTGCTTAAGACCTATGGATTTCAATTACTTCATGCTCGAGGCGTCGCTCGTTTCGCAAACCGATAGAATATATGCATTATCTATCGTAGAAGTGTCAGCTTTGCCTAATTGCAAAGTTTCGTTACAACGGGTTACTTTCGGGTTCAAGGCATTGATTTGCTAGGTCGTCCTGTTCACAAATCGCCGAAAGTTCTTTATAATGGTCCGCTTCTGCCTTTCCCAGACCAACCATATAACCATAGGTGGTTATCTCACTGTTTATGTAGTTATAGATTTTCAATCAGTTTGCTTATATGGTTTCACTGATTCTATAACTTTGTACACACAGTATAGCATATTTTGAAATCTTTGTCAAGCTTTATTCTTATTATTTGACAAAATGATTATTATGTGCTATTATTTGCTTATGAATGCAGGTGAACTCAAACAACACTTTAAAAAAGTAATAGAGGAACTCAAGGCTAATCCTAAGCTATTAGGTGATAAGAATTGGAGATTAGAGAATCTCTATGTTATTAACACCAAATCTGAAGGTAAACGTATATTTAAGCTTACAAGAGCCCAGAAACACTTCTTAGAAAACATGCGACATCGAAATATTATCCTAAAATCCCGCCAGTTGGGGTTTTCTACGTTGATTGCGTTATGGATTCTTGATGAAACACTCTTTAAAACAAACAAAGAAGCTATTGCGATTGCACACGTTAAGGAAGGAATGACAGATATCTTTGATAAAAAGGTTAAATTCGCCATTATGAACTTTCCAGATGAGATTAAGAACATCTTTAACTTCAAAACTAGTTCTAAAACAAAGTTACAGATAGAATTTAGTGATGGTTCTGTATCTTCTTTCTCAGTTTCTCTCTCTGGGCGTTCAGGAACTTATCATTATGTTCATATTTCCGAGTATGCGAAGCTTTCTAAGATGTTCCCACAACGAGCTGAGGAGGTAATCACAGGAACACTACCTGCAGTACCGTTTGATGGTTATGTTTTTATGGAGTCAACCGCCGAAGGTTCTACTGGAAACTTCTATGACATGTATTATGATGCTCTTAAGAATAAGAATCGTGGATTAGAGGCGTTATTTAACGTAGAATTCTATCCGCACTTCTACAATTGGACCTGGGATGATATGGAACTAGATAGATTTACTGAAACCATTCCGGTAGACAAGATGGAAGCCAACAATGATATTAACTGGGCTAACTATCAACAAACACATGGTCTTACTGACAGAGAAATGACCTATTACTACATGCGATGGTTATCTGTGAAGCGTGATGTAGATAGATTAAACCAAGAGTACCCAACTACAATCGAAGAAGCCTTCATCGCTTCTGGTAAACCATACTTTGATATTCGAAAAATCGTAAACTGCAAGGCACGATGCGCTACACCAACCTATTATGACTATCAGAACTACGAAATCGTAGAGGTAAACAATGGACCATTATGGGTTTATACTAAACCACAGCCAAATAAGTCATATGTACTAGGTGGAGATACAGCGGAGGGTCTTTCACACGGGGACTACTCAACCATAACAGTAATTGAGGTTGAATCACGAGATATTGTAGCTATTTATCAAGACCATATACCACCAGATGAGTTTAAAGATGTAGTTCGTAACGTTGCAGTATGGTATAACAACGCATTAGTCGCTGTAGAGTCCAACAAAGACGGATTCTGGGTAAATAATGAGATTGAACGAGATGGATATGAGAATCTTTACTTCCGACAACGAATAGACGACATTACAAAGACTGTTTCTAAAACATTTGGATGGAAAACAGATAGAAACACACGGGATTCAATGCTTACAGAATTACGAGCCGTGTTCTCAGAGAGAGACTTTCTTGTCGAACCACTTCTCGATGAGATGCAATCCTTTGTTCGTAACTCACGAGGAAAACCAGAAGCTATGTCAGGAAAACACGACGACTTAATCGTTTCTACTGCAATTGCCTATATGGTTCGTAAACTTTGGTTTGTAGAAAATTACAAATCACAAGACGCACAAGCAAAACCTAAGTCTAAGATGGACTTAATGTTCGCAAACTATTAAAACAACCTTGACAACATTGGTCAAGTGTGTTATACTAAAAACATTATCCACTAATTTGCATGATTATGGCTATAACCAAAAAATCAGTTGAAGAGAACGCAAAAGATATGTTGAAAGAATATGAGAATGAGTCAGATGACTTGTTACACAAAGATATCTCTAAAGCACCAAAAGAAGTACAAGATAAAGTTAAGCTCGGTAAGCAATTACAGAGTTTTCTTGCTACAAAAAAACGAAAGTTTAAAAACACAAAATATCGACGTAAATATGATGCTATCTTAGGTTATATGGCTGAGAACTTAATCAACACTGAAACTTATCAGGCTGCCATGAAGTCACAAGCTACTAACATTGCATACTCATTCGTTTATGAGAACGGTTCATACACACAGATTCCTATCCTTGCTCGTAATAATGCAAACGATAACGTAACTCGTATTCCCACAGCTAAAGAACCAATTGCATTTGCTAAATTAATGACAGCTGTATCAGTACTTGCTGGTCGTGTTCCAGATGCTACCTTTAAATCTGCTGATAAGATTTATGCACGCGCACAATACGAACTATGGAAACATACTTGGGAGGATTCACTCGGTAACGGATTAAACACACTACGAAACTTCTATCAGAATCAAATTGGTTCAGGGTTTGCAGCATACCGTGTATTCCCACGAAAAGTAGAACACAAATCAAAAGGACAAGAACGAGTTCTCTTTGATGGAGTATACCGACAAGCACTTGATACATCTCGTGTATGGGTAGGTAACTCAGTAAACCTCTATGACCGATGGACATGGGGTGAAGTAATTTATGATATCGACCAGGAGAAGACACGTTTCTTGGAGAAATATCCTGAAGCTAAATATTTTGATTTAGAATACTCTGGTTCTGCACAAGAATCTAAAGTAGATGAATCTGTAAAACAGGACTTCGTTACTATTCGATATTACGAAGACCCAGTTCGAAACAAATACTGCGTAGCTTGTGGTAACTTCCCAATCTATGAAGGTGAAATGCCTAACGAAGATGGATTCGGACACGTTATCTGGACTAACTGTTTTATTAAAGATGGTTCTGACCCATACGGAGTTGGTATTGTAGAAATTATGCGAGCAAACACAGAGATGTATGACTACATCATGCGTTTATCAGCTGAACAAGTTGAAGCAGAAATTTCACCATTACTTTTCGGAACAAACACAGGTGTTGGAGAAATGACATATCGTCGTGGACCAAACGTAATCAATCCAAAAGGACAAGGTACAAACATTGATGTTGTTAAAACATCAGGAAACGTACAACAGTCTATTCTATTCTCAGATAAACAAAAACAAATTATTTCAGAGAACACGGGTATCAACGATATCCTAGCTGGACAAGCTGGAGAAGGAACATTAGGTGCAACTGTTATCCTTAAAGAAGCAGCACTTAACCGTTTAACTATTCCACGAAACAATGTAGTATCTTGTCTTGAACACGATGCATACATCACAGTATCATGGATTAAACAAACTTACTCAGTTGAAAAAATAATGAAGTTTAGTACTTCAGAAGAACTAGACCAGTTCATTCAGAATAATCCAAGTTACTTCGTAGAAGAAGTTGAACGAGAGTATGAACAATCTTCAGGTGAAGATAAAACAGAATCTGAGACAGATGGAGAATCATTTGCTGACGTAATGCCAGACCAAAAAACAACCTCTATCACAGTATCTGTTTCTAAGAAGGTTCCACTAGGATTTGATTTGAAAATGAATCTTGAAAATCCTGAACTAGATGAAATTGAAGAGCTTTCAGATAAGTACAACATGCCTTCAGCTAAGTTGATGAAACTTCTTGAAGAGCGCGGACACGTTTCTGACTCACTTACAATTGTAGTTGATGGTTCATCTATGTTACTTCCTTCAGAGGAAATCAATAAACAACGAATGACTGAAATCTTCACTATCATTAACCCAATTATTATGCAAGCTATTCAGATGAAAGACCAGATGCCAGACATGTCTCGTGCATTACTTAAATCGGCTGAGCGTATCCTTGAGGTTAATAAAGAATCTATCTTTGATTGGATTCCAAAAGATATTGTAGACGAAATTCAAAAAGCCCAAACAACACCACAACCATCAGTATCTGATATTGCACAAGGTGCAGCACCAGGAACTGCTGGTACGGGAAACGGTGGACCAATGGGTCTAACTGGACAAGCTCCAACACCAAATCAAATTCCAAACCCAATTGGAGATATGACACAAGAGTTTAAAAGTGGATTCAATAAAGAAATTGTAAATCCTATGAAGGGTGCTATGAACGCATCAGTAGGTCGCGCAGCTAAACCATTTGGTAATAAATAATCTCAAACATTATGCAAAAAAAATCAACGAAGAAAGTAGTAGCAAAAAAAGAAGCAAATGATGCACTAAAGAACTTAAGTAAAGGTAAGATAGAAGCTATCAATAACTCTATCATATCTAGTAACCGTTCTGAAGTAGCTGATTTCGCTATGCGATTTGCTGCATCAAAAGATTTCAAAAACATGATTAGTCTCCTAGCATCTATTCAAGAGAACACACAGTTTCTCAAGAGAGATACAGAGTGGGAGACTCTTTATGGTGTAGGTGTAATAGATGGACAGAGATTACTTATGCAATCCTTTGTAGAAATCTGTACACGAGCTTTAGAAGGAGATAGAGAATTTGTCGACAATAGAATTAATCCAATAATCGTAAAATAATATGAAAAAAAGAAAAGGTCAGATTTCACATCGACCAGACTATACTGTTGTTGTTCGATATTCTGATAATGCTATTAAGAATAACTTAATTAAGTTTATTACAAAGAAAGGTGAATCGTTTGAAGTACAACTTGGAGATATGGTAGACCTATTATCTAAGTTCGTATCACAAGAAATACTTGCACCAACACTTATGGATAATAAGGTTGTAAATATGATTAAGGTTCAACGAGCATTACAGTTTATCCCAAACAAAGATATTAAAGCAGGAGAATTAGTTAACATTCCATTCGAACATATGATGCCTGTAGAATACGCTATAGCTGAAGAGGCACTAGGTGTATCGGTAATTCCAGATAAGATTAAAACAATTAATCACAAAGCATTACAGCAAGCACAGAAACGAGTACAAGATGGTGTAAAAGAATTCTCACGAGCTGCATACGAATCAATGATTCGAAACTACGAACAAGAAACCAAAAAAGATGACAATCAGGTAGAAACTTAGAATCAGCCTGATTGTATTATTAACATAGTATCCCATCACTGCTGGGTAATGCAGTGTAATATTGTCCTATGGCAACAAAGAAAGTTACAAAAGTAGAAAAAACAGAAGAAGAAATTATTAATGAAATTGACGCAAGTGTTGGAATTGGAAAACCAGAAGCCAGAGAAGAAGATAAGGTTACAGCTATCAGTCGTGAAAAACTGGAAGATGCAAACAAGAAACTTTACGAAACTTATGGTTTGATTACAGATGCTCCAGCACCTCGTGTAGAAGTAATGGAATCAAAAGACCACTTCTTAAACGGAGTTGTACCCGCTGGTTTCCATAAAACATATGGAGACGAGATTACAGAAGTTACAGAAGGTCAGGTTGCTGAACTTACTGATACATTCTATTCATTTTTCAATAAAGAAGACAATTTCCGACTGTTCTACAAATACATCGGTAATAACATGCTAACAGTATTACTACCTTTGAAATGGGCACAAAACGACCCAAGTGCAGATGCTTTGTACCTACAAGTTATGAAGTGTGACGCTCGTTCAATGAATCTACGACCTGGAAACTTCAAACAACAGGTTGAATTCTTTGCAAAGCGTTTAGCAAAACGGATTAACTACCAAAAAGGTCGCTAATACCACTTGACATATCTGTCAAATGTGTTATACTATTATTAACCATAAATCGCTCATCAGCGTAAAAGATGTATTATGGAACAAGAAAACAACCAAGATAATTTCTCTTTTGATGAATTTCTGACTTCAGATGATTCTAAAAAGGAATTTGGTGTAACGGAGACAACAGAGGTACCCGTTGAATCTCCTACTCAACCAACAGACGTAATAGAAGAGTCGTCACCTTCGCAAGAACCTGTAGTAGAATCTATTACAGAACAGGAACCAACAGTAGTTTCACAAGAAACATTACCTGAAGGTGCGCCTGTGAGAGCTTCTGACGAACCAGACTGGAAATTCAACTATCGAATTGAAATCTGGGAAAAACAGCAGGCACTCAAAAACGCCTCATCTGAATCTGAACGGAAAGAAATTAAGTCAGAAATGACTACTATCCGTAAAGATATGGCAAATCGCGCTCGTGTGGAAACAGACGAAGACGAGGAGCTACCTACTCAACAAAACATTTCAGAATTAGTTCAACAGGAACTAAATCGACGAGAACAAATACAGTCTATTGACAAAGCGGAAGCTGATTTCCTTAAAAGACACCCAGAAGTTAAAAACCCACTCGTTTACGATGAGTTCATTAACTTCGTTGGAGAAAACTTTATTCTCTCAGGTAAATCTTACAATGGAATTACAGCTATCCTAGAAATGGCTCACGAAACGTTATTCCCTAAGAATATTCAAAAGAAAATTCTGGAATCTAAAAAAGTTGAGGAGAAGATGAATGCGGTTGACTTTTCTGGTTCTACCGCATCAGACGATGTACCAAATGAAAAAGTTGAACAGAAGAATCTTGTTGATGATATCAAAAAGACTTCAGGAAATGATTTCGGATGGGCAATCGACTAATCATGCATTTATTATACTCTTAACAAATTAAACTATGGCACTTACACTCGTAACTTCAGCTCATACACGATTTGGAAAGGAACAAACTAAAGCTACATCACAAGCTATCCTAGACGGACAAGTTTTAGGATACGATGTAACTAACGGTAATGTTATTCCTTTGGATAACACTTCTACTTTCGACGAAGCACTTTTCGTTGCAACAGAAGCTATTACTGCTGGTGCAGCTCTAGCTAAAGTTCACGCTTTCAAAGTCGGTGAAAACCAGCAATTCATTGCTGACACAGTAAACAACTCAAACACAGCACATAACGGACAACGAATGATTCTTAACTCAACTGGAGACAAAGCCAACAACACTGGTACGGATTCAGCAGTAGGAGTAGTTCGACAGGTCGGCGTTGTAGGTGCGGCTTCTGACAAACAAATCGTTTGCGAATTCGTAACTAAAGAATAACCCTAACTATATTATATTATGATTTACTCTAATGGACTTCTTACTGACTTTAGTCGAATTCTTGACAACCGCGTTAAGAATATCGCTCCTAAAGTTGGTGCAGAACTAACTTCTGAATACACAAAGTACATGTTCAAACGTACAAACGCTGAACGTGTAACTACTGATATCGGAATCACAGGTCTTGGAATGGCTAACTTCGTAGCAGACGCTGAAATCTCAGCTGCTGATGCACCTATCCAAGGTTTTGAAAAAAATTACATCCAGCAACACTTAACTCACAAAGTTAAAGTATCTTTCCAAACAATGCACTTCTTGGTGAAAATGAAAGATAAAGCTAAACTTGATAGTGAAGTTGAGTCTAAAGTTATGGACCTACAGCGCGCTCTTGAATCTGCTAAAGAATACTACGCTCAGAACTTCTTAGCACAAGGATTCAACGCTTCATGGAACTTCTACCCAATCTCAGGAGTATCAGCTACAATTACTACAATTGACGCTACTACTGCTGACGG